GACTACCTGAACTACGTTGTAGAACAGTGGATGGAAGAGAATCAAATCGCTATTGAAAGTGGTCTGCGTTCTGAAATCACAGAAGATTTTATCGCTGGTCTCCGTAATCTGTTTGCAGAAAATTATATCAATGTTCCAGAAGAATCAGTTGATTTGGTAGAAGAGTTGGCCGCTAAAGTCGAAGAACTCGAAATCAAACTCAATGAAGAAATCGAGACTAACATTGTATATAAAAAGGCTTTGACCGAAGCAATTAAAGATCAATTGACAACAGAAGTATGTGAAGGTTTAACAGCAACACAAGTTGAAAAAATCAAATCACTTGCAGAGAGTGTAGACTTTTCCACAGAGGAAGAGTTCGTAGATAAACTTGAAACGTTGCGTGAAAACTATTTCCCATCTGGTATCCAGAAAGCGAAAGTATCACACCTTCAAGAGCAATTTGAAGAGACTGAAGAGAAAAAAGTGATCAACGATCCGTTTATTTCCGCAGTTTCACAAGCAATTTCAAAAACAGAAATTTAAAAAATAAACAAGGAGATATAAATGTATTTGTCCGAAGAAAATCAAGCAAAGTGGGACTCGGTGATTAATCACCCTGACCTGCCTGCTATTAAAGATCCATATCGTAAAGCAGTTACCGCAGTTATCTTGGAAAACCAGTTGACAGAAATGCGTAAAGAAGCAGGCATTCTGAACGAAGGCCCTCCAACTAACTTTGCTGGTACAGGTGGTTTCGGTGGCGGTGCTGCTGCTGCTGGTCCTGTTGCTGGTTTCGATCCAATCCTTATCAGTTTGGTTCGCCGTTCGTTGCCTAATCTGATTGCTTATGACGTTTGCGGCGTTCAGCCAATGACTGGTCCTACAGGTTTGATCTTTGCAATGCGTACCAAGTACGATTCGCAAGGCGGTACCGAAGCATTCTACAACGAAGCAAACACAAACTTTGCTGGCGCTAACGGTGCTATCACTGCTGGTTCGATGACTATCTCGGCTAACGGTACTGACGTATTTGTAGGTAACGCTGTTGCTGGTGCTGCAATGACTACTGGTTCCGCTGAAGCCTTGGGTGACGGCGCTGTTGGTAACACATTCCAACAGATGGCATTCTCGATTGAGAAAGTTACTGTTACTGCTAGGACCCGTGCTTTGAAAGCAGAATACTCAATGGAATTGGCACAAGACTTGAAAGCAGTTCATGGTCTTGACGCTGAAACTGAATTAGCAAACATTCTATCTGCTGAAATTCTTGCTGAAATTAACCGCGAAGTTATTCGTACAATTTACTTCACATCGAAGCGTGGTGCTCAAGCAGGTACAACTACTAAAGGCGTGTTCAACCTGGATACAGATTCGAACGGTCGTTGGATGGTTGAAAAAATCAAAGGTTTGGCATTCCAAATCGAACGTGAAGCAAATCAAATTGCCAAGACAACTCGTCGTGGTAAAGGTAACATCATGATTTGTTCTTCTGATGTCGCTTCTGCTCTGGCAATGGCTGGCATTCTCGATTACAACTCAGCACTTGCTGGTCAAGTATCGTTGACAGTTGATGACACTGGCAATACATTTGCTGGTACAATCTTCGGTCGTATCAAAGTGTACATCGATCCATTTTCACAAACTGGCTCTACTGCTGAATTTGCAGTTGTTGGTTACAAAGGTACGAATGCTTATGACGCAGGTTTGTTCTACTGCCCATACGTTCCTTTGCAAATGGTTCGTGCTGTTGATACAGGTACATTCCAACCTAAGATCGGCTTTAAGACTCGTTACGGCATGGTTGCAAACCCATTTGCCGAAGGTACTGATCAAGGTTTGGGTCGTATCAGCGTAACTGGCGTAAACAACTACTACCGTTCGTTTGGTATCACTAATTTGATGTAATTTAAAGTCTCGACTATTCTTATAATAATAAGAGACTGATTGGGGGAGAAGAAATTCTCCCCCTTTTTTTATCCATATAAATACACATATGACAGCACTCAATAGAAATCCATCTAATCCAAATTTTCTGCAAGGAAATAAGTTCCAGTTGAACTTTTCTAGAGCACCGAATTTACAATACTTTTGTCAGACAGTAACACTGCCTGGTCTTTCTACATCTGAAATACCAATCAATAACCCATTTGTTGAATTGTATGCGCCAGGTGAGAAAGCAATCTATGATACTCTGAACATCACATTTTTGGTAGATCAAGAGATGGCTGGTTGGTTAGAAATACACGATTGGCTTCGTGCTCTGACGTTCCCAACTGATTTTGAAGAGTACACTCAATTAGGTAAATTGAATAAATTTACCACTACTGCAAATGCAAAGACACCTCAGTATGCAGATGGTTCAATAACTATTCTTTCTGCATCCAACAGGCCATATTTTAAATTCAACTTCGTCAATCTATTTCCAATTGCGATTGGTGGATTCATGTTGTCATCTACCGATACTCCAGAGACTGTTATTACCTCTGATGCTACATTCAGATTTACCTATTATGATGTTGAAAAATTGATTTAAATGTGATATACTCCTAAAGAGGAGATAAACTATGAGTAAACTTGATGATGTATTGAAGATGTGGGCAGACGATTCTAACATAGATCGTACTGAACCAGGTAAAGCACTAATAGATATTCCCAAACTTCACAGTAAGTATCTCAACATTCTATCACAACATAGGCTGTTGGTAAAAGATGCTGAGTTTAAATATAACCGCATGAAGAAACTCAAGTGGGAATACTATACAGGTAAGTTAGATGATGATGACTTGAGGAAGCATGGTTGGGAACCATTTCCATTCACCCTCAAATCAGACATCACTACATACTTAGATGCAGATGAAGATATCAATAAGTACCTAGCATCTAAGATGATGCATGAAGAAGTTGTTGATGTTTGTAATGCTATATTAAAAGAACTGAACTCTAGGACATTCCAACTTAGATCGTTCATTGACTGGGAAAAGTTTATACAAGGTGTCTGATCTCGTTTTATATAAACAGAATGAAGCATTCATTCGATTTGCATGTGACAAAGGCATAGCACAAGAACTTGCCGACTATTTTACATTCTATGTTCCTGGTTATCAGTTTATGCCAGCATACAAGAATCGACTTTGGGATGGCAAGATAAGACTTGCTGACCTTCGTTCAACAACCATATATCATGGTCTTGTTCCATACATAGAAAAGTTTTGCGCTGAAAGAGATTATAAGTTAGAGATCGATTCATCAATCAATTCTACTACAGATTTCTCGGTAGTGGAAGCAAAAGAATTTATTGCTACCTTAAGTTTACCTCATGAAGTTCGAGACTATCAATTAAAAGCATTCATTCAGGCAATTAGAACTAAGAGGATGCTACTGCTTTCACCAACAGCATCAGGTAAATCACTAATACAGTATATTATTTTGAGGTATATACAGCGTAACCACAAAAAAGGTTTGCTGATTGTTCCTACCACATCATTGGTAGAACAAATGTATAAAGACTTTGAAGATTATGGTTATGATTCAGAAAAATATTGTCATAGACAATACTCAGGTAAAGATAAGACTACTGAAAAGTTTTTGACTATCACGACATGGCAATCAATCTATAAGAATCCACCAGAATACTTTGAACAGTTTGATTTCGTTCTTGGTGATGAAGCACATCAATTCAAAGCAAAGTCATTGACTACCATCATGACTGGTCTTACCAAAGCAAAATATAGAATTGGTTGTACAGGTACTATTGATGGTACAAATACACATCGATTGGTGCTAGAAGGTTTGTTTGGGCCAGTGTTTCAATCTACTACCACTGCTGAATTGATTGAGAAGAAACAATTAGCAGACTTCAAAATCAAAGCATTGATACTCAAGTACCCAGAAGAAGCATGTAAGGCATCACGTGGTTGGGACTATCAAAATGAGATAGAATATATAGTAAAGAGTAAGTATCGCAACGAGTTCATTCGTAACTTGGTATTATCATTAGAAGGTAATTCACTTGTATTATTTCAGTTAGTTGAGAGACATGGTAAAGAACTGCATAAGATTATTAAAGAGAAGGCTGGTGATCGCCAAGTTTTCTTTGTGTATGGCGGAACAGACGTTGAAGTCCGTGAGCAAGTTCGTGAGATTACAGAAACACAAAATGATGCAATCATCGTTGCCTCTTACGGCACTTTTAGTACCGGCATCAATATACGCCATTTGCATAATGTCGTATTTGCTTCTCCAAGCAAATCAAGAGTAAGAAATTTACAGTCTATTGGTCGTGGTCTTAGAATAGGTGAGAACAAAACTGAGGCAGTTCTATATGATATCGTAGATGATTTTCGTACAGGCAAACATGTGAATTTTACCTTGAAACATTTTGCCGAGCGTGTTAAAATATACGATGAAGAAAAATTCAAATACAAGTTCTACAACATAGAGGTCAAGAATGCATAATGTAAAAATTATAAGAATGCAGACTGGTGAAGATATTATGGCATCTATGATAGGCGAAGAACAAGAAGAAACAGTTCTTCTTGAAGATCCAATGAGACTTATCTTTCGCCGTATGCCTACAGGTCAAACTGTAATGATGATGATGCCGTGGTTACCAGTAGAGTTGATCAAAGATAATAGTGCATTGGTATATAACTCAGATATCATTACTATTGTTGATCCAAAAGAATCGATGATAGAGTATTATGAAAACCTTGTAATCAAAACTATGCTTGAGACGGAAAAGTCTGAAGATATGATTGCAGGGTTGTTGAAAGATCAAGCGGGTGAAGAAGATGATAGTGAAGAAGAGTATAGTATGGAAGACTTAATTCAATTTGTAGAAGAAGTGAAGAACAGAACATTACATTAATATAGGTGATTCGTTATGATAGAAAATATGATTAAAGAACTTAGCAGAATTGCTAAGCCAAAGTATATACAAAATTATGATAACTTTAATTCAGAAAAAGACTATGTGCTTTACTCTGGACAATACTGGGATCACAATGAAATAGAATTGGCAATGACTGCTTTTCTTACTGGTGCATGGATAGCATCAGGTGAAAACGTTTTAAAATTCCAAGAAGCATTTGCCAAGAGATTTAATGCTGGCTATTCTCATATGGTCAATTCTGGCAGTTCAGCAAATCTTGCTATGCTTGCCGCACTCAAATCACACTTCAAATGGAATGATGGTGATGAAATTATTGTTTCTCCTGTCGGCTTTGCTACCACCATTGCTCCTATCGTTCAGACAAATCTAAAACCAGTTTTCATTGATATTGAGTTTGATACCCTAAACTTTGATGTCAATCTAATTGAAGAAAAGATTACACCAAAAACAAAAGCAATTTTTGTTTCACCAGTCCTTGCTAATCCACCTGATATGGATAGAATAGTCGATATATGTAATCGACACAACATCCTATTGATCGGTGATAATTGTGATTCATTGGGTACAATGTGGGATGGCAAGTTGATCAATGAGTTATATTTCGCATGGTCATGTTCGTTCTATCCAGCACATCATATCTCCACGGGTGAAGGTGGTATGGTATCATCAAACGATAAAGAGTTTATCGAAACCGTTAGAAGTATTTCTTGGTGGGGTCGTGATTGCTATTGCGTTGGTATTAATAATACATTGCCTTGCGGTACCTGTGGTAAACGCTTCTCTAATTGGTTAGATAATTATGATGGTATCATTGATCACAAGTATATCTTTAGGCATGCTGGTTACAATATCAAACCATTAGATTTACAGGGTGCTATTGGTCTTGCTCAATTGAATAAGATTGATGAAATTGAAACTAAACGTAGATTGCACAAGAATAAAATCGAAGAATTGTTAGTCAAACATATTGGCATCAAACCTGTTAAGGTATTAGATAAATCTGATCCATCTTGGTTTGGTGTTCCAATTGTATGTGAGTCGCAAGAACAAAAAGAATTCATGGTCGATTTCTTTGAGTCAAATCGAGTTCAAACACGACCATACTTTGCTGGTAATATTTTGTTGCATCCTGGTTTTAAAAACTTAGATGACTTTAGTAAATATCCTAATGCGAACAAAGCATTATCTCATGTATTCTTTTTAGGATGCCCACCATTTTATAATGAGAAGGTGTTTGCTTATCTTGAAGAGGTAATGCAGAAATGGTAAACGACCTACAAGTATTTGGTGGACATGGTTTCATTGGGTCAAAGTTTGTACAGACTCATGACAATTGTATTGTGAATGATAAACATGATTATACAGTTAAGTCGAAAAATATTTTATATTTCATCTCGACAATTACCAATTATAACATGAAAGTCAATCCGTACATTGACATTGAAACAAACTTAATTACTCTGATGCGTGTATTGGAACAATGTAAAGATAAAGATGTTACCTTTAATTTTATTAGTTCGTGGTTCGTATACGGACATACTGATATGCCCGCAACAGAAGAATCTGTATGTAACCCATCAGGTTTTTATTCTATCACTAAACGAGCAGCAGAAGAACTTCTGATTTGCTATTGTAAGACATTTAATATCAAGTACCGCATCCTTCGTTTATCTAATGTGGTGGGTAGCGGTGATCCTAAAGCATCACCGAAAAAGAATGCACTTCAACACTTAATCAATGAAATCAAAGCAGGCAATGACATTAACGTTTATGAAGGCGGTGAAATGTTGCGTGATTATATTCATGTTTCGGATGTATGCAGAGCATTGAGTATTGTGATGGAAAGAGGTGAACTTAATACTGTCTATAACATCGGTAATAACGAACCGATTAGATTTATCGATATGTTAGATTATGCCAAGAAGATTACAGATAGTAAAAGTAACTTTAATACCATATCACAACCTGAGTTTCACAAGACTGTTCAGGTGCTTTCTATGTGGATGAAAGCAGAAAAATTAAAAGCACTTGGATACGAACCATTCATTGATAAAGAAAAAATGATTGAGGACATGGTTCGATGAATTTATTTTTATACCAATCTTATTATAGTGAAGAGCAATTAAGTAAATTAAGTCCAGTATTCATTCCGTATAATAACTTAATTAATCCTAAGCCACTTCTTAGAGAATACCCAATGTGGAAACAACTCTATGAGAACCATAAAGGTACGGATGCTTATTGGGGATTGTTATCTTGGCGTTGGATGGAGAAAACACATTTAGAACCAGAAGTTTTTCGTGAATGGATATTAAATAATCCTGGTTATGATGTTTATCACATTGATCCATTTCTTGATGTTGCTGCTACACATACCAACATATGGACGCAAGGAGACATATGGGTTCCTGGCATGATAGATTTCTGTAATAGACTATTTCCAAAATTGGGAATTAATACTAAAGTTGAAGATTATGTGTATCATCCAGATGACTTTGCCACTTGTAATTATTACATAGGTAATGAAAACTTCTGGAAAAGTTTTATTTCATTCCTAGATGAGTGTTTGAATATCATTGAAGATGATCCTGAAATGAAACACTACATGTATGAGAAAACAATTTCGTATAATGGAAATCAAGTACCAGGTTTTCCATTTGTGACTGAGAGATTATTTTCTCTGCACAATATACTATATAGAAAAACTAAAGTTAAAAAATTCCCAATAGACTATCCAAATTATAAAGCAATTTACGGAGAAGCCCATACTGGATTAGTTAGTCTTTATAATAGAAAGAAAACACTATGATCAACAATTTTGATATTGATTCTTTGAGAGAAGAATACAAGCAAGGCAAACCTTTCAATTACGTTGTCATTGATAACTTCTTTAAGGAAGATATCGCAGAACAACTATCAAACGAGTTTCCAGATTATAACGATGACAAAGTTTGGAACATCTATAAGAATCCACTAGAGAACAAGAGACTGACTCCAGATTGGAATTTGTTTCCTGCTCTGACATATAGAGCATTTACTTTTTTAAATACTCCAGAATTTATTAATCAGATTGAACATATTATTGGTGTTGAAGATATCAAACCTGATATGGGATTACATGGTGGTGGTTGGCATGTAACTCCAGGTGGTGGCAAATTGAACATACACATGGATTATTCTGTTCATCCAAAATTAAAAATAGAACGCAGAGCAAATCTAATAATCTATCTATCACATTGGCAACAAGAATGGGATGGTGCATTACAGTTATGGTCTCATGATGAAACTACAAATGGACCTAAAGAATGTGTAAGTAAGGTTGAAGTAAAATTCAATCGTGCAGTAATCTTTGACACAACACAGAATTCATGGCATGGTTTACCTGATGAAATTAAAGCGCCTTCAAATGTCTTACGTAAGAGTCTAAATATATATTACTTAACTGAGCCAAGAGAAGGAATCTCTACAAGAGAAAGAGCATTGTTTTCGGCACACAAAGATCAAAAGGATGATGAGAGTATTAAACAATTGATCGCAAAAAGATCAAGTTCAGAGACAATTAAGGATGCATATAGAACGGAATGATGTTATACTAATGAATGTAGTATTATATCTAATAAGGATTCCAATCACTACACAAGCAGTTTACGCCCCAATTTTAAAGTTGTCAAGGACTAATTAAGGTAAATATGTTATGGCTACAAATCACTATGTAAACAATGCCGACTTTCTGGCAGCACTAATCAAGTATCATGAAGATTGTGCAGAATCGAAAAAAACAAATGGTCCAGAGCCAAAGATACCGAATTACATCGGTGAATGTTTTTTAAAGATTGCAGAGCATCTATCCCGTAAGCCAAATTTTATTTCGTATACTTACCGTGACGAGATGATCTGTGATGGCGTAGAGAATTGTATTCAATACTTCCGTAATTTTGATCCTGCCAAATCTAAGAATCCATTTGCATATTTCACTCAGATAATTTATTACGCTTTTCTCCGCAGGATCATGCGTGAGAAGAAACAACTCTATGTAAAGTACAAGGCAACTCAACAGTTTGGATTATTGGATGAAGGTGAGATGTTTGAAGATGAGAACGGTCACATGAAACAGTTTGAACTGTACGACAACATATCGGAATTTATCCACAACTTCGAGGAAAATAAGAAGAAAAAAAAGGAAAAGAAAACGGAAGGCCTTGAATCTTTCCTAGAAAATGATGTAGAATAGTAGTATGAAAATTTGCATACTTGGCGATACACATCACGGAATGCGTGGTGACTCTTTAGACTTTCATAAATATATGGAGAAGTTCTACACGAACACGTTCTTTCCATATCTAAAGGATCACAATGTTACTACCGTTATACAACTTGGTGATCTATTCGACCGTCGGAAGTTTATTAACTTTAACTCACTTTATCTGTGCCGTAAATATTTCTTCGAGAAATTACAAGAACATGGTATACGGTTCATTACATTGTTGGGCAACCATGATGTCGCATTCAAAAACACCTTACAGGTTAACTCATCACAGTTACTTTTAAACGAGTATGATAACATTACTATATGTGATTCTTTTACTACACTTAACTTTGACGGCATCGATATTGATATTGTGCCTTGGTTATGTGATGATAATGAAGATGATATCTTTGAGCAAATCAAACAGACCAAATCACAAATCTGTTTAGGTCATTTTGAACTTCATGGGTTTGAAATGGAACGTGGAGTATTTTCCCACACAGGCATAGATAAAGATAAGTTAATTAAAT